TAACAACATCATCTGCTAAATCTGCATGAGAAACAATTCTTCCTACCCAGCTTGGAGCTCTTAGTCCAAGCTTAGATAATGAAAAAGCTGAAGACATTCCAAGTGTAACTAGTTCTTCTGATAAGAACTGAGCAATAGCACCTACAGCAAAACCAGATTGCTGTAACATGTCACCAAAGAACTTGCGGTTAAATATACCTTCTTCAGAGTCAGGAGTAGAAAAGATAGCATATTTATTCATGATATCTTTAGTAATCTTATCCTGTTCTAATAAATATTCTGGAGTACCTATTAAATCTTGTTTAGCTTCTGCCCAGCTTGTACTTGCTACAGCATCTGCCATATTACCCCAACCTTTCCATCCTTCTATAAAAGTATTTCCAGCTAAACTAAACATGCCAGAAAAACCATTAGACCAAACATCACCCCAGGTTTGTCTAGCCCCATATTTAAACTCATTATTAGTTTGACCAGATGGATCAAAGCCTAATGCATTAAAATTAGCTGAACCTTTATATCTATCTACTTGAGCTGCATCATAATCAAAAAACACAGGTGCTGCTAATGTATTCATACTAGCAGGGGCAGCACTAAAAGCATTGAGACCATTTTGTACTACATCTCCACTAGAGATACTACTTCCTGAACTCATACCCATATTAGGAACTGCTAATAAATCTAACATATTAGCTCCCGATTCTGGTAATGGAAGATATGGATCTTGTGAATAAACTCCTTTAAGTTCTTGAGGTATTACACCAGTTTCTAGTGCCATGAATTTATCTTTATATAATTAACTACTTTATCAAATGACCTAAGTTAGCTTGCTTTAAAGCTGCTTTTGGATCCCACATAGGAGTACCAGTACCTTTATTATTCATATAATAGTTCTGAAACTCTTGTTGTACACTTCTATTTTTCATCATGTTTTCATAATACAAAGACTGAAGTTTACCAATAATTTCATCAGGAGACTTAGCATCTGCACCTTTTAAATTTATCTTATGAAGATACGATTTTTCTTCAACACCTGTAACTAATTGACCAGTTTGTGGATCTTTTTTATTAGTTCTAACCATATATTTTAAATCCACTGTAACGTATTCTGGTTCAGCATCTATACCTGTTACATTTGGAGTAACAGTATATTTAAAACCAGCAGCATCTAGTATAGGATCTGATTTTATTTCTTGTCCCCTAGTAAGAGCTTGATAAACTTGATAACCTGTATTATTAGGAAGTTGATCAAGATATGTACCAGCTGTATCATCCTTAAGAACAAAGTCAAATGTAGTACCAATTTCAGCTATATTCTTACCAGCAATACTACCTTTATTTTCACTAGATAAAACTTTATTAAATATTACTCTAACAGTTCTTTTACCATTAACACCTTGTGGTATATACTGACCAGATACATACTCTTCTATGTTTTTTTCATTTGATAATAAAGTTCTGATAGCTTTAATTTTATCTACATCTTCAATCTTAGCTCCAGTTTCATCATATACATCTTCTGAGTTTCCTGTTAAACTAGCTTGATAAATTATCAAAGCTGCATTGTCACCATTAGCCATAGTTTTATTACCCTTTGGTGATAAACCAAAAATAGAACCTTGTCTTCCCATTAAGTTTTTATATATCAACAAGTCAGGTACTATAGCTTCATTAGCTGCTTGCATCTTTTTAGAAATTGCTCCAGGCTCACCATACTTTGGTTTAATTACATCATTGTATAAATTATTCCAAAGTATTGGAGTGTTTTCCATTAAACCAAAAGCTGTAGTAGATTTCTTATTGTTAACACCTTCAATATAATAGTTACCTAAGTCTTTAATATTAAGTTCACCCTGGGTAGTTGGACCAAGTTTACCTTGTATGTAAAGTTTAGCCACTTCTTCTTTATTTAAGTTTAGCATACCATTACCATCTTTGTTTCTTAACTGTAAGGTTGGCATATCGGCAGAAACATCAGTAATAGTAAGCAATCTACTTGTACCATCTTTTTCTTTCTTAACTATAGAAGCATAGTCTGGATTTGTAGCTATTTTTTCTTGAAACAACTTCTGTCTATTCTGTTCATTAGCATTATAACTTTGTAGTTTAGATATAGCTGTTGAATATCTCATCAATGCTTCAAACTCATCATTATTTAAAGGTATATCAGAACCATCTGCAGCAACTTTACTACGCTCAGATAAGTATTGACCAGAATAAGCAATAAGAGCATTTCTCATAGTACCTGGTCCAGTTATATCATTAATACCTGCATCTTTAACAGCTGAACTAGCAAGTAAAGCTTTTTTTAATTTTGCTGATGCTGCTTGTTCTTCTGGATTAAACTTGTAATCTATATTACCTACCTCTTTTTTAAATGCAGTGGCTACTTGTGATATTTCCATTTGACTCAAGCCTAACTTAGTAGCAAAACCAAGAATACCACGTTGATCAAATATTAAGTTAAAAGCATCATTAAATTCCTTTTTTTGATTCTGATTAAAAAAGTCATAAGCTGTAGCTGCTGTTTTTGTAATGTCAATACCTGACTTACCTGAATATACCATAGATGAAGATTCATCAACACCAGGTACAGTTGTTATTACATCATTACCATTAGCATCTTTAGTAATAGTAGTTGTTCCTCCTTTATTAGCATTATTAGCATCTATCTGCTTAGCCCATGGTTTATACCATTGATCAAAAGCAGCATTACTTACTGCCAAATTATGTTCAGCTCTTCTAAGCTCAATATTTTGTGCAGCAGTAAACGCAGCATTTTCTTTTACAAGTTTTTGATCCATACTTGCCCTACCAGTAGCCCAGTTATTTATAAGACGTTGCTTAGCTAATACACTAAAGTATTGTTTAGGGGCATTAGTTACATACTCTAAAACTTTATCTTTACCTTGATCAAAATATTTATACTCTTCATTAACAGCAGCTTTTCTAGCTACAAGTTCAGAACGTTCTTGTACAAGTTTATTAAACATTTGCTGATGCTGTGGGCCACCTGTTTCACCAATAGATCCTAATAAACTATCAATTCTAGCAATCTCAACATCTGCTTCTTGAGTTCTTTTAGTATATCCCTGATTAAGTTCTGATACTACATCTTTAGCAATAATTCCTTTAACCTCTTGATCAGTAATATTAGGATTAGTACGTTTTAATATCTTAATACGTTCTTCATTTTCTACTCTACCTGTTACATCAAACTGACCTTGAAAGTTATTACCAATCATAGCAGTTGCCCATGTAGCAAACTTTTGTTGAGAACGCTCACCATTAATTGTTTCAATTAAGTATGGTCCATCAGGACTATCATACTTAATTTCTTTATTATCATCCTTAGCCATTTTTTGAAGGTAAGCTTCAATGTTTGTAAACGGCTCAGCTTTACGCATTTCTACAGCTCCAAAACCTTCAGGTGTTCTATCAGCATTTTGCAATACACTTAAACCATTTTGAAGATCCATCATTGAAATAGCATTATACTTTTCACGCTCTTCAAGTTTAGGTGAATCTCTCCATGAAATAAGTTTTTGCATTTCACTTTGATAAGCTTTAGTCATAGCAGCATCTTGTACTATAAACTTGTCTTGCCAAAATGGAGCATATATTGACTCAGCAGCATTTACGTTTTCCATAAGAGAAAGATCAGAAGAAGATAACTTAGTTAACTGTTTCTGAGCATTTTTCATATACTGATCTCTAAGAAGTATATCATGCTTATTAGAAAGTGGGGCATTTAATACAGAAGTATACGCTGATCTAACTCTATTAGCTCCTTGTTCAAACATAGACTGCTTTCTTTGAAGCATTCTATCAAAGAAATTAAAGTCCGGTTTGTAAAGAGCCGGTTCAGGTATGGTTTCTGGAATATAAGGAAGGTATTGTGCCATAGTTTACATATATAATATACAATAAAATCTTTAAAGTTTAAAACTAAACCTTTAAAGTTTACTCTTCATAGGATCCACTAAAAGGATTATGAAAAGTTGTTGGATTAAAATACTGAGCGTTAAGAGCTGCAGCATTATTTGCACCTCTACTAGATTGAAAAAAACCAGGATACCTTGCTCTCAATAATGCTTGAATAGTACCAGAATCCATGTTTCTAGTTTCTTTTAAAGTTTGAGCATAATTTTCCATCTCTGTTATTTGATTTTGAGATAACTGAGGAGATTGACCAGTAACCATACTCATCCAGTTATTTTTATCTTTCCACTTAAGACTAGAGCCTCTTGGACCTTCCTCTATAGAATAATATGGATTAGTCTCATTAAGCATCATACGTTTAGTATTAATATCATACTCATTAATATCATACATATCTTGAGCTTTAAGATAGTTTCTCATAGAATTACGATAAGCTTTATCTTCTTGTTGAGCATTAAATGCTAACTTATCAGCAGCATCAGCTCTATAAGCCATCACTCTATTCATAATGTCAGTTTGTAAAGGACTAAACTGATTAGCTACTCCAACGTTCATGTTTTGATATCTACCAATAGTATTAGCAGCTTGTTCAGCTCCTTGTGCATTTAACGCACTAGCTCTAGCAGAAAATTGTTGCGGATCCATCTGCTGCATATAAGCAGCCATCATATTACGTTGTGATGCACCTTCAGCTAACTCTCTATTAGGATCATAGAACGTAGGTTCTGGAATCATAGCATTAAGAGGAGCAGCATAAGGAGTGTAACGTTTAGGAGGAACCATAAACTGTTTACCAAAATATGGACGTCTACCACCTCCACCACCAGTACCACCACCTCCGCCACCACCAGTTGTTGTAGTAGTAGTAGGAATGTCATCAAATGTAATTTCTTTAGGAGGAGTTTCCCATGCTCTAATACACTCATTAGGATTATTAGGATCTGGAGTATAATAGTTTTTTTCTCCATTAGGTCCATCTGGACATGTTTTAGTTTCAGGTTCTCCAGGTGTAGTTGTAGGAGCTGTACCAGGAACATACTTTGGCATTCTACCAAGTAAAAGCTCATCTAATCCTTTTTGCTTTTCACCTTCTGAAGCATTTTTAAAACCTTGTTTATTTAAAAAAGTATCATAACAATCTGGTCTAGCTTGCATATCAGCAACTGTGTACTTAAGATTAGCACAAGGACCACGGCCACCACGACTACGACCAGTTATTGGAATATCATAACCTTTTTCAAGTTTTCCAGGTGTCCCACCAGTAAGTGATCCTGTTTTACCAGGTGTAACAATAATGCTTACTTTATCTTTACCTGACGTACCAGGTTTTCTCCATACATTAGTATTACCTACACGCTGATAACCTTCTTTCTCATATTTAGGTATATCTTCTTTCTTAACTTTTTCACGAGTAGTTCCACCACCTTGATAGTAATCTTGATCATCACCATAAAAACCTCCCATCTCAGCAAGTTGCTCACCCATACCTTGCGGTAATACAGACATAGCTACATCAGGAATACCTTGAGGAAATCCCTTCATGGCTTCTTGTACTAAAGCTAAGCCACCAAGTTTCTTTTCATAGTTATCAATCATACGAGCAGCAGTAGACTTAGCCATTTTATCAGTATATGGATCATCAAGTATAGCTTGATACTTATTAATGTCATACTGTTTAGCTAACTGAGCTGGTGTATACTTTTGTTTAGTATCTGGAGATTTACCAAACTGACCAAGAACAGCACCACCAATTCTTAACTTCTTAGTATCAGAATAAATAAATGTACCTTCTGGAACATTTAATGGTGTACCACCTTCACTATGTCTTTTACCACCAATTTTAAAATGTTCTTTACGACCATCATTATTAAAATCTCCATATGCAGTTTCATACAGTTCAGCTTCAATGTTAGCATCTTCTCTATCTACAGGTTGTAAAGTGTTAGATACTGAGTCATATGGGTTATCTGTCATATCAGAATATATATTCTTCTGACCTAGATCTAAGCCATAATTTGATTGACCGCCATAAGCCATAGACTCTGGAGATTTTTTAATTCTTACTTTATACGTTTTCATATTATAATATATTACAAATTTATAAAAATTCTATGTCTCCACCTGAAGAAAGTATAGACTTAATTTGATCCTCTGTTAGTTCATAAATATCACCTTCTCTATAAGAGATAGATCCACCATCAGCATACAACTGCATACCGCTTAGTTTTTGGTATGCTTGTTTACCTTCCCATCTTGCAAACTGCTTTATTAGTTTGTCACGTTCTGCTGGACTAAGGTCTGATAACACTTTATCTGTACCCATAGTCTTTACAATGTCTTGGGTAGATGCATTAGTTTTATCTGGACTACCGCTAACCCATTTATTTCTAGCTTGAGATATAGTAAGGTTAGAATATGCTGGACCAAATAAAAGATCCTTAGCTGCTTGTATTCCTGTTTGAAAATCTGGAAATATACTAACATAACCACCTGCATCTTTAGATCCTTGTTTACCTCCATACTTAGAAGTAAAGTCTCCATGATGTATGTTTAAAGGATTATTATGAGTTAGTGCAATTTCTCCTTCACCAACAGATTGAGACGGTCTATTAAAACTTACATGTACGTGTGTAGTATGAGGATTTTCTCCACTATACGGTCTCCAAGAATTTGATATAGATGGATTCCATATCTGTTTATTCCAAATAATATATTTAATATTTTTATCCTGAGCTTCTTTAATAAGCTTTTGAGCAATCTGCTCACCTTGGCTTGAATCTTTAATACCAATATCTAAAGCATCACCAGTATTATGATCACTCTTACTTTTCTGATGTCTTTTATCTCCCCAGATACCTAAGTGTTTAACACCTGGGAATTCTGTAGAAACTTCTTCCCATGTTTGTTCAGCAACCGGATTAACTCCACTTGAAGAAGCTGGAGCAGAACTACCAGTATTAGCTTCTGAAGGAGCAGATGTTGGATATGACATTGGTGCCGATAGTTCAATAGGATCTATGGGCATAGTTAACGCTTCAGGAATTACTCCTCCACCATACTGTGCCATTCTAGGTAAGAATTGACCAGTGTACATACCTTTGTTTACAACATACTCGTCTGGTCTAAACTCACCAAATCTACTTCCACTAACTACATAGTCTCCACGATTACCTGACATCTCACTAGGTACTTCAGGGAATAAGGAATCTGTAGATGTTTGGCGTCTTAGCCTTTTATCAAAGTCCTGTTTTCTTTTATAACTATTAACAAGTTCAGTACCAAAATTACCTAATGCAGTATATCTATCTAAATCTTGAAATACACTTTCTAAAGGATCACCTATGTTCTTAGAATACCAGTTAGCTGCTTTTGCAAATTTACTTGGGGCAGGAGGAGCAGGAGCATTTTGTCCAAAACCTAAAGCCTCTGTATCTTCTCTAGTAACAATACCAGGATTACTTCCCCAAACTTGATCATTAGAATCTATATATGGTTCATTACGATTTAATATACTTCCCCATGGAGAAACTGATCCAACATTAAAAGGTGTAGTAACCGCATTTTGAGTAGTTGTACTTGGAGCAGTTGTACTTGGGGTAAATGGATTAATGCTAGCAGCAGCTTGTCCAGAATTTTCAAATGGTTTAAAAGTTAACTTAGGAAGTTGAGGACCTGCAGCTTTAAGAGCAGATATTTTATCAGCATTTTGTAAACCTAGTCTTTGTCTACCAGAATTTAAAAATGATGAAGACTGATTCATAAGATTAGAATATCTAGGATCATTAGCATTTATTAATGCACCATTATAAATTAAAGTAGTAGGAGCATTACTTTGTGTAGCAGTTTGTGTTGTAGGTTGTGTAACGGATTGTGTAGTACTTTGTGTAACAGGTTGTACAGTTTGAGCTGGTGTAGGTTGTTGAACTGGAGCTACTGGTGTTGTTTGTGTAGGAGCTGAATATTTTCCCCACATGTTTGTACGTCCTTGCCAAGTAGCTGTAAAAGCAGGATTAGGATTAGTTAAAGAATAACGAGTCTTTACTTTTTTTGTAGGATCTAATGAATCAGGAGCATCATAAGTTCCTGTAGTTTTATAAACATTTTCTTTATTAGCATCTAAGCTATTAATAAAGTTAGGGTTACTATACTGTTTTTCAATCTCAGAACCAAACTGATTCCACTCATTTGTAAATGTATTTGGACTATTTAACTGATCTAATGTAATCTTACCTGCGTTATAAAGAAGCAAGTCATTAGGATTTCTACCTGTATTAAATATATAGTCTCCCATACGTTCACGAAGACCCATAGGATAATGCTGTACTTTAGGAAGAAAATCTTTTTTATAGTATTCTACAGCTTCATCTAGTGAACGAGGAGGATGTTTATGACCTAGCTTTTGCCAATTATTATACCCAAAGTTAGACAAACCACCACCTGTAGCAGACCCTTTCTGTGCTTCATATTCAAGGATCTTACGGATCCATGCATCATCTTGATTACCACCTTGTTGTCCTGCAAATTGAGCTTTAGGCAAACCTCTACCTGTAATACGTATTCTCATTAGTCAATAATTTCAAAATTATAACCACCTTGTTTTAACATCTGTAACTGCTCTGGTGTAACATCTAATATATCACCTTCTACTAAACCACCCATTTGCTTATTCCAGCTTGCAGCATTACGTGCAAAGTTAGCTCTTTTTACTTGAGTAGAATTATAGTCTTCTTTATTAGCTAATACATGAGATGCAAATTCTTGTACACCCATACCTGCTCTCTGAGCTGACGCAGTAAACTTACCTTTATTAGCTGGGTTAATATGGATACCACCATATTTTTTATTATTAAACAAATAATTCCTAGTTGCATCCCAACCTCCAAGTAAAGGTACAATATCAGACTGCAAACGCTTTAGGTCAAAAAAGTTAGCATCTTGATTAAACTTTTGTTGAAATACTTTAGATCCCATAGGTGTTGAAGCTTTTTGTTTCAACTTAGAAGCAATAATGTACTTCTGCTCTGGGCTATATCCAGAACTATCATCTGCTGCAAAAACATTAGGGTTCTGTTGAAGGAACTGCTTATACTGAGCCATAGCAGCTTTTTTCTCTGCTTTCTCTACAGGAGACCCCATCCAATCATAATCAAATCCTAATTGTCCAGCATATTGTGCAGCATTCTGTTTAGCAACTTCTTTATCCATAACAGCTACTTGCTTAGCCCATGCATTCATATCTGCATTAGCTGCTTTGTTAGCAGCTGCTGCTTCTTTACCTCTAGCAACTTCTGCACTACATTTACCTGTTACAGGATCTTTCTCCTGATCTGGACAATCGTAGTATCCGCCTTCAGCATACATACCGCCACACTCATAGCAAGGCATTCCACCCATTTTATACCATGCATTACCACTAAAAGTAGAACCACCTTTTTTCATTTCTTGTTCTTCCATTTCCATCTCTTCATCCTGAGCTTCAGGATTATACATCATATAGTCAGAAATAGCATCAGCTGAATGATCCATAACAGCTAACTTAGAAGCAATCCATGGATCTAAATTTTGTTCTGGAGAAATAAACTCACGTAGCTTATTCATCTTATCAGCAACAGCAGACATTTGTCCTAATGCCATTTCACCATTAGGTTCACCACCATCTCCCATTAATTCCATTGGATCATAGTAACCACCATAACCCATGTTTCTTAAAATCTTAGCTTGTACATAGTCAGGTAATGCGTTAAACCCAGCATTGTTAGTACCACCGTTTCCAAACACACCGCCATAAGCTGCTTCTTCATTACGAATTTTCTTTTCTTGTTCTAACATTTGCTTAGTAGGTTTCTTACCGGATCCTTTGTTAGCACGAATGTTATCCCATAATCCTCTTTTAGAATAAGAACCATCAGCTCTACGGATCATTTCTCCACCACCTGCAAAGATACCTGTTGTATATCCACCGTAAGCCATAGCAGCTTGAGCCATATCAGGTTGTTGCTGAGAAGCACCTTGTTGAATAGTTTGAGCCATCTGCATAATAGCTTGCTTCTGTTGTTCAGGAGCCATCTTAGTAAACTGCTCTAATAATTGCTTAGGATCCATCTGATTCATTTGAGCATAAGCTTGGATGATCTGCATAATTTGATCCTGTTGACCACCTTGTTGATAATACATATCTTTATTTTTTATAAGTTACTTTAATACCGTGTTTCTTTTCTAATGGTTGTTTACCTACTTTAACATAATTACTTTTCTTATAATTTTGGCTAAAGTAATTAGCTTGTTCAGCTGTAGGAAATTGTATATACTCTCCAGTATCTTCTGCATAATTATATGCGTCATCTCCAGTTAAGTATTTTAGAGTACCATTTATATTTACAAGTTCAGGATAAGACCTTCTACTCTTTGGATCATATGTCATAAGGTGTGAACTAGTCATACCTTTGCCATATCCTGGAGCCCCTTTAGGTGTGGGAATACTTAACCCATCATTTTCTACAGCACGTCTAATAAACTCTAAGTTTTTATTAGCATTAATTGTACTATCTAAGTAACCAACTTTATCTGTATCCCATAGACCGCCACCTTGCATATAATCTGTTTGACCCCCATCTTCCCAAGTCTTTCTAGCAAATGCTCTAAAGAAAGGATTACCAGCTAAGTTCTTTTTATGACGAGCATAGAAGGCTGCTTTACGTTCTGGGTCTTTAGGATGCTGACCTAGTTTAGAATCACCAAAGTATTTAACAGTTCCGTCAGGACCGGTAACTTTATGTGTCTTACCTTTACGATCATTACTTCTAGTTACAGTATAACCACCATTACCCATTATAGGATATTCATCTACATAAGATGCACCATCAAAGTTGTACTCTTGTCCTGGATACATCATCTGCTCTTGACCATTAGATCCTACACCATATACAGGATATGATACACCTTGCATAGTAATATCTGATCCAGGTATACGAGTAACTTTACCGGGGTGAGCCCATTGACCACGAGGATCTATAATAACACCTCCTTTTTTAAACTGTTGGTTGTTTTCAGTATCTGAACTACCAGCAAGTGCTGCTGCTCCTATTCCTGGAATTATTGCAGGAGCGGTATTCATAATACCCGCTAGCTTTTTATACTTCCATGGAGCTACAAACT